CGCGGCACTCCCGAGCTGGTTTACAAATTTGTGGATCCTTGTCGTTGCGAGCATTTATGGAATAAAGGGTACACAAATTTTTAGAAACAACGGAGGAAAAAAATAATGGCAAATCCAAGATTTAACAAACAAGTCGCTGAACCTAGAGGAATGAAGGTTGGTGGCAGAGTAAAAAAAATGGGTGGTGGAATGTCTACAAGAAGAAGAGATATGGCCGATGGCTACTACAAAGACGATATGGGTATGCAAGGTGGAGCAATGTACAAAAAAGGTGGATCTGTTAAAAAGAAAAAACAGGGATACAAAGATAGAAAAGATGAATCTATCGCAATGAGAATCAGAAAAAAAAGAACTAAGAAACAATTAAAAGCATCAAGAGATGACTCTTATGGTAAGTTTGGTTCTAAAGCGAAAAAATCTGGCAAAATAAACAAGTAGGTTAATTATGAAAAAACCAATTCCAAAAGGAAAAAAAGGTAAAGGCATAAGAAAACTTAAAAAAGTAGCACCACAAGTTGCAAAACGAATGGGCTATAAAAAAGGTAAGAGGGTCTGTTAAATGGCTAAACTCTGTCCTGCAGGAAAAGCTGCCGCTAAGAAAAAATTTGATGTGTACCCAAGTGCATATGCAAATATCTGGGCATCTAAATATTGCAAAGGCAAAGTAGGTAGAACTAAAAAAGCAGATGGTGGTTTCATAGCTAAAGGTTGTGGTAAAGTTATGAATAACAGAAGAAAGAAAACTAGAATTGTCTAATGAGTGGATTGAAAAAATGGCTAGACGACAAATGGGTGGACATTGGAGCTCCGAAGAAAAACGGGAAGTACCAACCTTGTGGGAGAAGCAAAGGCTCGAAGAGGAAGTATCCAAAATGCGTCCCACTTGCAAAAGCCACACGAATGACAAGTTCACAAAAGGCGAGTGCTGTCAAACGAAAAAGAGCGGTCAGTAACAAAGGACCTAAACCAACTAACGTAAAAACATTTGCAAAAGATGGTGGTATGATAGGGCAAGCACAAAGAAATTATAGAGGTAGCTACATAGATGGTAGTTTAGGTGGAGTAAAAGTTTCAAATCCAAGTTTAAAAAAATATTATAAAGGAATGTTGTAATGCGAAAACAAGACAATATGCCTGCAAGAAACAAGAAGAACTTCAGATCTACAAAATCTGGAGCAGGAATGACACGAGCCGGTGTTGCTTCCTATAGAAGAAAAAATCCCGGTTCTAAATTAAAAACAGCCGTGACCGGTAAAGTTAAAAAAGGGTCCGCTGCCGCTAACAGGCGAAAATCATACTGCGCAAGAAGTGCAGGACAAATGAAAAAATTTCCTAAAGCTGCTGCCAATCCAAATTCGAGACTTCGACAGGCACGTAAGCGATGGAAATGTTAGATAAATTTTTATACTCTTTTTTTGGAAAACTTGATGATGCTATTGCATTTGTTGAGACTTATGTTATTAAAATGACTGAATGGTGTTGGCACACACGTGTTAAACTTTTAAATAAAAAAAGGAAGAAAAAATGAGAACAGCTATATTAGATGCATTGGAAGCTAGATATGAAGCTCAAATTTTAGAAGCAGATGCAACACTTAAAATTTACTTGGAAAATTCTGTAGGTATTGGAGAGCATCCACAACACATAGATGAAGTAGATAAACTAATAGAAAAGATTGCAGCGGCAGAAGAGAAAATAAAGGTGTTGCAACAATTTAAATTATAGACAGATGCCTTTTAAATCAGAAAAACAAAGACGTTATCTATATAAAAACGAACCTGCTATAGCTAAAAAGTGGACTAAAAAATATGGTGGTAAAATAAAAAAAACAAAGAAGAGGAAGAAATAATGGAAGACTTATTATTAGTAGATAAACTAAAAAAAAGAATCAACGCTACACTACAACAAATTGGAGACAGTATGATTACTGGTGGGGTTGACAGTATGGAAAAATATAAGTATATGCTAGGACAAGCACACGCTTATCAAATAGTAATACAGGAAATCTCTAACCTGCTAGAACCAAAGGAGCAAAAAAATGAGCAAGGAAACGTTATCGACCTCGGAAAAGGAAGTACCAAAAATTAAACTTGGTCTTCAAGATAAATACGAAGCAGAAAAAAAAGAAGAGTCTCACGCAATTAGATTAGACCAAAACAATATTAAAGATGTAGAAGACCAGTTACCAGAACCGGTTGGCTACAGAATTTTAGTTTTACCTTTTACACCAAAAGAAAAAACTAAAGGTGGAATTTTATTCTCTCAAGAACAATTAGACAAAGCTAGAATCGCAACTACTTGTGGTTATGTTTTAAAAATGGGAGATCTTGCATACGCGGATAAAGATAAATTTAATAAGCCGTGGTGTAAAATAGGAGATTGGGTAATGTTTGCCAGATATGCTGGTGCACGTTTACCGATTGAAGGTGGAGAAGTGCGAATACTAAACGATGATGAAGTGTTAGGGACCATAGGTGATCCTGAATCAGTTCTTCATTACATTTAACAACATAGGAAGGAAACTATGCCAACAGAAAACGAAAACAAAGTAAATAGTCTTATTGATGTCGGTGAAGAAGAAGGAGCTGAAATCAATTTAGATGATAAAGGTGAACCCGAAAAAGTTGAAGCACCCGCTGAAGACAAAATAGAAGTAGAGCAAGTTCCAGAAGATAAATCTTTTGAGAATGAAAGAGAAACTAAACTTGAAAAAAAAGATGAAGTTCAAGAGTATAGTGAAGGAGTACAAAAACGTATTGCTAAACTAACTCGTAAAATGCGAGAAGCTGAAAGACAAAAAGAAGAAGCTATTGCATTTGCAGAATCAACTAACAAACAAAAGAGTGAGTTAGAAGGAAGATTATCTAGGTTAGATAAATCTTATACTTCAGAGTTTGAGACTAGAGTTAAAACAAATATGACAGCAGCAAGACAAGCTCTTAAAACTGCCATTGAGTCTCAAGATGTTGAAGGTCAAATTGCAGCTCAAGAACAAATTGCTAATCTAACTATGGATGGTGCAAGATTGAGTGCTATGAAAGCAGCAGAACAAGCTAAACCAGAACCAAAAGAGGTTAATGTAACACCTCAACAAACAAGACAACCAGCTCAATCAGACCCTATGGCAGAAGCCTGGGCGTCAGAAAATGCTTGGTTTGGTAATGATTCAGCAATGACTTATACAGCGTTTGATATACATAAAACGCTTGTAGAAAAAGAAGGTTTTGATCCTAAATCTAAAGAATATTATGATGAAGTTGACTCAAGAATAAGACTTGAGTTTCCGCATAAATTTGATAAGGTAGAGGGCAATACTACAGAAAGATCCAAACCGGTTCAGAATGTAGCTTCAGCTAAACGTTCAGCTTCAACAGGACGCAAAAATAAAACTGTGAGACTCACGCCATCACAGGTAGCAATTGCTAAAAGATTAGGTGTGCCACTAGAAGAATATGCGAAACAAGTTAACATCACGGAAGGAGTATAGGCATATGGAAAACGAAAAAATAAAAACTTCACGTGCGAGTCAAACTAGAGACAAAATAGAAGTCAAAAAAGTATGGACTCCACCCAACTCACTCGATGCACCACCAGCGCCCACTGGATACAGGCATCAATGGATACGAGCCGAGATACTCGGAACACAGGACACTAAAAATGTAGCGTCCTCTTTAAGAGAAGGATGGGAATTGGTGAGAGCCGATCAATATCCAGATACTCAATATCCAGAGATGACAGAAGGCAGATACGCTGGAGTTATTGGAGTGGGAGGCCTATTGCTGGCTAGGATACCCGAAGAGATTGCGCTTCAAATCGATGCTTATTATAAAAAGCAAAACGAGGCTAAAGAAGAAGCAGTAGAGAACAATCTTATGAAGGAACAGCACCCAAGTATGAAATTCAGTAATGAATCTAATACTCGTGTAACCTTCGGTGGTACAAAGAAATAGTCTTTTAACAATTTCTAGTTCCAACGAATTCATTAATCCGTATTTGGCTATGTAGCCAAATACATAAAAAAGGAAACAACAATGGCAGCAAACCAAACAGAAGGTTTTGGATTTAGACAAGCCCCTACAGTAGGATCAACTCCTGCTACAGGCGGTCAGGCTGAATACAAAATCAAATCAGGTTTAGGTGTTGGGATTTTTCAAAACAATCCTGTTTCACATCAGCATACGGCAGGTGACGATGGGTATCTACAAGATACTACAGCGGGCACTATGGACGATGGTATTACTGGTGGAGCAGGTTGGTCAACTGGAACATCTAACATCCAACCTATCATAGGTGTTTTCAACGGAGCATTTTACATAAACGCTTCTACGAAAAAACCTACTTTCGCAAACCACATCTTGGCTAGTACTACGTTCGCAAAGGACTACAATACTGGATCAGATGACGGAATCGGTTTAGTTAACGACAACCCTATGCAAGAATATACTTGCAAAGCGGATGCAGCGGTAACTCAAGCAAACCTTCTTAACACTTTTAATCCAAACGATGGAGCTACAGTTGGAACTCAATACGAGGGACAGTCTACAGTAAAATTAGATATTACTGGAACAGCAGCTACTTCAATGTTTAGAATTGTAAGAACGGCAAACGATCCGGCAAACAATGATGCATCAGTGCTTAATTCGAACCAAATAGTTCAAATTTCGCCAGCAGCATCTATTTCTAACTAATAGGAGCATATAGATATGGCAATATCAAGAGCACAACTAGTTAAAGAACTAGAGCCAGGTTTGAATGCACTATTCGGCTTGGAATACAAACAATACGGCGAGCAGTGGACAGATATTTTTGACACTGAATCATCAGACAGAGCTTTCGAAGAGGAAGTGATGTTAGCTGGTTTCGCAAACGCAGCAGTTAAAGCTGAAGGCCAAGGCGTTCAGTTCGACCAAGCGCAAGAAACTTTTACAGCTCGTTACACTAACGAAACGATTGCATTAGCATTCGCTATCACAGAAGAAGCTATCGAAGATAACTTGTATGACAGACTTGCGTCTAGATATACAAAAGCTTTAGCAAGATCTATGGCGTCTACTAAAAATATCAAAGGTGCAGCGGTACTTAACAATGCATTTGACAGTAACTTTGCTGGTGGAGATGGTAAGGAGCTTTGCGCTGATGACCACCCAACATTAGCAGGTCAATTTTCAAATGAATTAGCAACAGCTGCTGAACTTAATGAAACTTCATTAGAACAGTCGTTGATTGACATCGCGGCTTTCACTGATGAAAGAGGCCTACGAATTGCGGCGCAAGGAGTTAAATTAATAATTCCTTCAGCTCTTCAATTTACTGCTGACAGACTTATGAATTCTGCTGGTAGAACAGGTACTGCTGATAACGACATTAACGCAATCAGAAATATGGGAATGATCTCTGGTGGATATGTAGTAAATAACTACTTAACTGCTGCGAAGAAGTTCTTCATTAAAACTGATGTGCCTAATGGTCTTAAGCATTTCAATAGA